CCACCCTCGATTCAGCTGCAAACGTCGAGAGACGTTTTCTTCCCGGATCGAGCTCGTTCCGCTATGATCGCGCAGGTGACTGATGTCACCTAACGCGGTGGGGCGTCGCGAACTACTGGCTCGTCCACCCGGCTCATGCCGGTTAACGCGTTCCAAACGCGTGATGGACTCCAACACATGATTCCAATCATGTGCCTTCCTGATATCAGGTAGGCGTTGGACTCGAACTACAGGGCTGACGAACTTTTGCAAGTCACGGTGCCAATAGGCATCGTTCCAAGCTTGGCTCGCCAGTGTAGAGTACTCCGCTATTCCGCCGTGATGGGGGTTGTTAGTTATAGCAACCTTACCACGATTGAACCGCGTCATCCTCTTCCGTAATACTGAGTAAGACTCAGTTGCCGCCTCCTCGAACCCGGCCATGCGTAAACGCATAGCCAAGTCAGATAGAGACAGCGTTTCCGTTAAGAGTTCGGCATCAAGCGTCATCTTCCAACGAACCGGTGTCACATTAACCCCCGAAAGGGCGTCTGTGCCACAGGACTCGCGGAATCTGCCTCGCCAAAAGGACTTCTCCTTATTAACGAGCAAGCCAAAGCTTTCCAGGTCGTTTATCACGACTTGGGCGGCACTGGCAGGCACTATGATATCATCTCCGAACACAAAGACAGCATTGGGTTGATGAAACCCATGGTGCTGTAGTGATGCGACACATATCGACCAGAAGACTAAACTCTGTACTGGAAACGTGGTTGCGTTCCCCATAGGAGCGTAGCTGTGTAAATCCTCCAAAAACGGCGCACTATTGGCCATTCGTGGGATCAGTACCTTCTGTGCACGACAACAACCGAACCATTTGTAGTAGCCCCCAAACAGGGCTTGTACGAGTGGTTCAGATATTCGGTCAGAGGCCTCTTTCATGTCCAACGTGGCATATCGCCCCGAAAGACTAGACTTTAGCGCTATCTGGCCGTTGACAGTTTGATCGTCGAAGTATACGTGGTTTTTAGGCCACGGTCCGTTCGACAACCTCGTTAGAGATATCGATCTCTCTAACTCTCTTCGCAAACCCTGCTGAAGCCATATGGCCTCCGCAGGGTGAACACAGATAAGGCGGGGCCCACGGCTGTCCTTTGGGACAGCTATAAGCTTTGCCTCTATGTGCTCAATGGCAATCGAGTCCTCGAGCTGCGCAGCACAATCTCTATTAAAATAGAGACCATACCAATCGCTGCTTGGGTACAAATACTCTATAGTAGAGTACGAATGCAACCACCGGTCTTTCGACGTGGTGACAGCACCCGGGCCGTGGGAAGGATTTAGTTCCCCCCATGAACCCTTGTAAAGAACAGACTGACAATGGCGTCGAGCAGAGTCGAGTAACCAGGGACTGGCGTTTGCAAGGCCATTCCCAAAGTTCCCAACACTGCGGTTAGTTTCCAAGAAATCTTGGAATGATCTTTCTGTCGTTTTCGTGTCATGTGTAACAGTAGCTTTATAAGCGAACAGTAGAAGCTGCCGGACGTAACGCATTAATATCGGGTCCTTGAAGGCCCCGAGTGCAAGACGCCTCAGCCACTTGGGAAACTGCACAGGGTCGGGATCTCTCCCTTCCTCCACGCAGCGTAACAAGTACTTCTCTAGCTTTGGAGCCTGTATAAGGCACCACTCTAGCCCCTCATAAGATCCTCGTATTTCACGAAAATCAGTGAGACGAGCTATGTCCGCTAGCAGGCTAACGTATGTTGTTTCTATTAACTTCATATCTTAGGTGATCCATATAAGCCTGACCGTAACACACCCGGGCATCCTCCCACGAATGGAAGGAGCCGTAGGGTAACACCGGAGACCGTTAGGTCTCCGAGTTTAACACGTTGGCGATGAAATCTGCGTCTGCCACTAGCGCCTTGAACGTAACATTCACAGCTGTGAGTGCTCCGCTTGGGGACGTTTGTGGTACCGCAATGACACCGTAGTGCGAGGTATTAACCAGCACTCCGTTGGCATCGAGATCCCATCGATCAATACGGTAGTTGTAACGTGTACCGGGCACTTTCGTGACCGCGTCCACGTATGGCTGCTTCTTGATAAGCAGAAGATCGGGGGTATTAATTCCCCGAGCACTGCTACGACGTTCAGAGCCTTCCTTTGTATCGAAGGACTTCTTGAACACAACGCTGTTGAATGTCAAATCGGCATTCATATGGATTTTATGTTAGAACTTATTCTGACAGAACGGTCACGACAGTGGGCCCTCTATGGGAACCATCGTGAGACCGCACAGACCAGTTCGATCGTTAATGCTTTTTAAAGAGCATCTGCGATATCAGGGCAACCGATATGGCTGCCTGACTTTTTCCGAACCGTGGCTTCCAGGACAACGAAGTTGTCTCGGGAACCATGGACCTCTCGTAGTGTGAATACTCAGCGTTAACAGCTCCGGACCGATGTAACAGTTGGTTCCCAGCACAGGCTGACCTGAGCTCTAACCATGTCTGCGTTGTCAGTCGATAGCTAAAGCTGCGCGTAAAACTGATTACTTCGTAAGGCTCAAAGCCCAACGTTTTATCAATCTTAGACGCAACTCCGCGGACATCCACTAGCCAGTCAACTACGAAGGAAAAGGGAACCTTCTCCCACGCAAAACTAGCCGGCGATGTAGCGAACCGTGATAGAGCATAATCCATGGACTTAAATAAGTCCGTCTTATACTGCACACGCGGCTTTACTATTAGCACATATCTGATAGAGGGAGGCTTTGGAGCCAACCCTTGGTAATCCAACAACAGCCAGGGCAGACCATTCATTAGGTCTACACCCTGTACGTTGTTGAACGTAGCCTGAAGAAAAGCATTTCTGCTAAACTTCCTCTTGGCACCATCGACATGTTTTTGATAATCTGCCCTCATTCCACCCAGTCCCTCATGGATCTTTACCGCGTCTGAAATCAAGGGAGAAATCCCAAATTTCCAGGCGAGGAAGGCCCCAGCGGATTGCTTAATAGACCGGCGCCACTTCTCCCAGTTGTACCCAATATTGGGCAAGACCGTGGATAGTGACTTAATAGCCGGCCACATTTGGTTGGACTCAGCGACATTGAGAAGTACGTCAGCCTTAAGCTGATGGGACTTCTCTATGACGTCATTTTTCATGACATCTTCGCTGATTGGCAGACTCGATAGGCTCCATCTAGCGGGCAATGTTGTCCCCGGGAACACACCTGTGTTCCAAGTAAGCAACTCAGGGAAACACCCAACACGACTGAGAATCCAACGATTCCCAAGCCCCGTATCGAACTCGACCCCATTGGGGGCCACAGAACAGTACGGCGGTGCATCTTCATTAACCTCGAAGGTCAAACGACGATGTTGACACGGATGTGGGGACTTGCGGCCAGTGCTGTCATGGATGGTTTCATGTGACCCTTTGGTCACCTGCGACCAACCACCAACAGTACCAGTCGTATCTATAGCAGAACCGTCACAGTTGACGAAATGGACCGGATATCCGGTCACCGCGCCTTGTGTAATAGTTCGAAGAGCTCTATTGCTTGTTCTTGTTCTCATTGGTTATAGACCTACGAG